AAATACAAGATATTGTATTTTGAGATAAAAAAACACAACATATAGGAGGGCAGTATGTCCGAAGAAGCAAAAGTATCTAACGAAACAGTAGTGGAAAGTGGTACAGAAGATGTTACTCAAGAAGTTGCTCAAAATGAGTACATAGCAGAAAGCAAGAAGTATAGAAAAAGAGCACAGGAAGCTGAATCACAATTAGCTAAACTCCAAAAGACGATAGCAGCACAAGAAGAAGAAAAACTAAAACAAAAAGAAGATTTTAAAACTCTTTATGAAAAAGTTTCTTCTGAAAATGCAAATCTTACACAAGATGCAGAAAGATGGAAATCTTACGAATCTAATAAAAGAGCAGCATTACTTGATAGGCATCCTGAAGATGAAAGAGAATCTTTATCACGACTTGATTTAGAAACTCTTGAATATGTAACTAACAAAATTTCAAAACCCACTAACCCTGAAGTGGTTGGTAGAGCAAAAGTTTCTGCACAAGCGTCAAACAAGGCTTGGAAAGATATGAATGACGATGAACGTAGAGCCTTTTACGATATGAAAGCAAAAAAGGGTTAGTTTTAATTTAGGAGAATATTATGGCATTAGCCCCTACAAATAACGTAGCTCTAGCAGGTGGTCTTAGAGATGATGGCGTAGACGCTACTTTACAACATTTCATACCTGAGGTATGGGGTGCTTCAATTATGGATTATATGGAGAAAAATCTAGTATTTGGTGCTTTGGCAAATGATTTGTCAGGAATGGTAGCAAATGGTGGTGATAGAATCCATCTTCCAAAACATACAGAACTAACAGCAAGTGATACTTATGGTGCATCAGCATCAGCAGGTACTGTTGAAACACTAATTGATACTAATTTAGCTTTTGCAAAAAGTACAGCAAAAGAAGATGAGTATACATTAGACATCAACCAAGCTATTCATAGTGCTATTTCAATTACAGACGTAGCAAGAGTACAATCTTCTTATGATGTTATGAATCTTTATACATCAAAATTAGGTTATGCTTTAGCTAAAAAAGTAGACCAATATATTTCCCAAAAATTATTTGAAGAAGTTGCATTTAATTATGCAAATGGAACAGATGATGGTACACAAGCAGGAAATACTATTGAATTAAATGGTACACACGACCTAACAGATATACAAGCAGTTGGTGTTGCTAATATGTTACAAGCAATATACGAAAATGACGCTAATATTGATGATTTTGTGATGGTGCTTACACCACAAACATACGCAAGTCTATTTAAATTGTCAGACTTTGCTAGATATGATGGTATAGGAAACTCACAAGGTTCTGTAGTTCCATTTATTAGTGGATTTGCAGGAAAACTTGGTGGTGTTGAAGTTATTGTTTCTAATAACTTTATGCACTATGGTGCAGGTTCTTCTACATTAGCAGCTTCATCTACACCTGTTGGTAACTTTAGTGCTAATGGTGTAAGTGATGAAAGTGAAAAATTATTAGGATTCTTAATTCATAAAGATGCTATGCACCTTGCATACTCTAATGGTATGAAAGCTAGAGTTCAAAGTGATTATCACTTACCTTCATTATCTACAAGATTCGTTGCAGATAGTGTTTATGGTTGCTTAATTACAGGTAGTACGACTTCAGGAAACAAAAAAGTTTTCGCACTTGTAAGTCCTGCTTCATAATAAGTAGAAATAAAAAAATAAAAGGGGGTGGGAAACTACCCCCTTTAATTAGGAGATATAATGAAATTAATATTTAAAAAAGATAATGGCACAATTTTAGAAAAAGAATTTAAAAAAGAAGATATTGAAGCTGCTAAAAATAATGGTTGGAAAGAAATATCAAAAACTAAACCTAAAAAGAAAAAAGTTTCTAAGGAGGATAAATAATGGCATCACCTAAAGTAAAAGTTTCAGATGCAATAGATTTAATCGATATTATATTAACTACCGATTCAGAAACTCATTCTGATAATGATGCAATTTCATTAGCAATAGAAATCCCAAATGCTGTTGCTTCTGCTGGTGGTTCAGCAATAATACAATCGATAACTTTATTTAATTTAGACAATAGTATAGAATCACCTGCTATGGAACTTGTATTTATTGAAGATAATACAGACTTTGCAGGTGACGAGGGTGACGCTTTAAATGTTACTGATACAAATCTTTTAAAAGCATTAGGCTCAGTAACAATATCTAACTATAGCACTTTTACACCAAGCACTAATGAAATGGCTTCTAAACAAAATATTGGTATGGTAGTAAAAGCACCTGCAGGTAGCACAAGCATTTATGTAATGGCTATAAACAGAAGTGGTGGAGATTATACACCATCAGGCACTAATGCTTTAAGAGCAAGAATCGGCATAGTAAAAGACTAATGTTACAGACTAGAAGAATAACCACTATGGGTGGTGATAAATTCAAAGATGACTTTTCTGTAGACTTTGATGGTACTAATGATTATATAGAAGCAAATTTTCGCCCTGATTATATACACACAAATGCTACTATGGGAATGTGGGTAAAAATGGGTGATTTTACATCTGAACAAATGTTAGGTTCTCACGGTGGAAAAAGATGGTATATGGGTTTTAATGGTACTAAAGCGACAATAGGTGTAGCAGATGCAAATAATGTTAGTAGTGGAATTACAATCTCACCAACACCTAAATCAGGAGAGTGGCTACACTATGTTTTAACTGCTGTTGATGGTACTGCAACAGTATATATAAACGGAATAGCACAAGGTACTTTGTCTTATACACAAAGTAGTACCACTAATCCTAGTGAAGATAGTGATAATAATTTTTTAATAGGTGCAAGACAAAATTCTGATGCTAATGCTGTATCTACTCAAATGAACTGCAAAATTTCAGAATTATTTCAATATGATAAAGGTCTTACAGCTTCTGAAGTTAAAACACTTTATAATGGTAGAGAACCTTATAATCACAAAGAAGGTATATGTTCTAGCAATTTAAAGGCTTGGTGGAGAATGGGTGATGGTACTTTTGACACTAAAAACACTACTGATAGTGATGCAGGTATTATATGTGATGAAGTAAATGTAGGTTTAGGTTCTGATGTATTAGGTGGTAAAGGCGATATGTCTGATGAATCTTATTGGACTAAAACAGGTTCTGCATCTGATAAGGTAGTATTTGCAGATGGAGTTTGTAAATTTCTCGCTTCTGATAATGGTACTGATAATATGACAATTAAAAAAACAGGAATATTAACAGTAGGAAAAGTATATCGTTTAGATTTAGATATTACAGCAACAGAACATACATCTACTACGATTCTTATAAATGAAAGCAACCCTTATGTAAATATTAACAATGTAGGAGAAGGCGTTGGTTCTTATACTGTTTATTGGAGAGCCACACAAACTTATTTAGATTTATACAGATGGTATATTGACGGAACTCAAGATACATCAAAATATATACATTTTGATAATGTAGTTGTTAGAGAGGTTATAGGAGATAATCACGGAATTATGAAATCAATGGAAGAAAACGATATAGAGGGTGATGGAGCAAATTAATGAGTTTAATAGAAAGTATTAAACAACACGAAGGTTATGTAGGTATAGTATATAAGGATAGTTTAGGTATAGATACTATAGGTTACGGCTTTGCTATTAAAGATTTAGAATTAGATAGAGATATATGCGACATTATTTTAGAACGTAAGTTAAAAACATTAGAAGATAGTGTTAATATTAAGTTTAGTTGGTATAAGTATATGCCACAAGAGATTAAAGATGTCGTAATGGAAATGTGTTATCAATTAGGTGTTACAGGCGTTTCTAAGTTCAAAAAAACATTAGCATACCTACAAGATAAACGATGGGAAGAAGCATCGGTAGAAATGCTAGATAGTTTATGGGCAAGACAAACACCTAATAGAGCAAAAGAATTAAGTAATAGAGTAAAAGAGGTGGCAAGTGGACATTGACAGTCTAAAAGTTGGTGGACTTGGTTTAAGTGGCTATATAGTAAATTGTATTGATATGTTTAGTCCAATAGTGGAAGTGGGATATATGATTGTACTTATTGCTTATTTTATGTATCGTATTAAACAAATAAAAAGCGAGATAAAGTAGATGAGTAAAGGTGTAGTTAAGAGAGTAATCGTAACGCCTGATAAACACTTTCCTCTACACGACCAACCTTCAATAAACGTATTGAAAAAGACTATTGAGATAGTCAAGCCTGATGCTTATGTTGATTTAGGTGATGTAGGTGAATGGGAAGCGTTTTCAGCTTGGAAATATAAACGCAAGAAAGCTCCTCCTCTTGAGTTTTTAATTAAAGATTTCGAAAAAGATGTAAAAGATGTTAATGCAGGTATGGACCAAATTGACGAATCTTTGGATAAAGTAAATTGTGAAGAAAAATACTTTACTGAAGGTAATCACGATAATTGGTTAAATATGGCTGTAGAGAAATATCCTTATATACCACAGTATAAGTTTGCTAATGCAGTAGACTTAAAAGGTAGGGGTTATAAGTATATTCCTTTTGGAAAAAAGTTGAAATTGGGTAAATTATACTTATATCACGGACACGAATATGGTGGACAATACCATACTAGCAATCATTTGCGTAAACTAGGTGCAAATGTAATGTATGGACATTGGCACGATATACAACAAATGTCTGCTACCCATTTAGACGGACCTAAGTCTGCGTGGAGTATTGGGTGTTTAAAGGATATGAGTAGTGATGCAAATGAGTGGCTTAATGGTAGAAGTGTTAATTGGGCTCACGCTTTTGCAATAGTAGATTTTTATAGAGGTGGACTATTTACAGTTCACATTATACAGATAATAAACGGCAGAACTTCGTTATGGGGTGAATTAATAGACGGAAATGGGAAATGTTAGTGCAGAAAATGATAATACAAGCAGCAGTCAAGCTGTTATCAAAGCAATTCAAATTAGATAAAATCCTAAAATACGTTGAACAACCAAACGAGTTAGATGAAGAAGTTGAAAGGCTTCGTAGCCGTATAGAGCTTTTAGAAGCAATTATAAAGGAGAAATAATATGTTAGATTTTATAGTAAATAATTCAGATTTATTAATGGGTGGTACAGGTGGAGGTATTGTATTATATATCCTCAAAAAGGTACCAAATAAGCAAATATGTGCTTGGGTTGAGGCAATATGCTACAATGCAGGTAAAGTTATGACTTTAGGCTTATCTAAGTGGAAATTCAGTAAGAATATATGGAACAAAACAATAGAGCCATATTTTATTGATTTACTAGATAATTTTGTAGGTTCAGCAGTAAGAGGATTTATTAAAGGCTTACGAGTAGATTAATGCCATATCAAAAGACAAAAGAAGGTAGATTAGTTAATGAGGTCACTTTAGGTGATGGCTACCCTTTGTCTAATGATTTACAACCTTTAAAAGTGGGTGGTGAGGCATCTCCAATAGAGATGTCCACCTCCTTACCTGATGATAGTGATAACGGAAAAGTTAAAGTTAATGGTAATTTTGAAGTAACAGGAACAACAAAAGGCGTAACTGCAACTGACGATACTAAGTTACCTTTAACAGGTGGTAATTTATCAGGACATTTAAATATGGACACAACTCAAAATATTTATTTTGATGGAGCAGCAGGACAAAATGTTTACTTAAATGCCTCTAATTCATCTACTTTAAATATAGGTGTTGATGGTGAAGATAAAATAATTGTTACAGATAGCAAAATTGAGTTTGGGCAAAACAATTTTATGCTTGTTGAAAGAGCTAATGCAGGTAGTGATGCAGCAGGTTATGGTCAATTATGGGTTAAAAATGATACACCTAATAATTTGTATTTTACTAATGATGCTGGTAATGATGTTCAAATTACAAATGGCAGCTCATTAGCAAGTGCATCAACAGAATTTAGGCATCTTATAAATGCAGGTTTTAATTACAACTACACAGGTGGAACTTTAGTATATTTGCCATTAGTAGGATATATTTTGGAAAGAAACTCATTAGTAGCAGCCAATGAATATTTAAGTTATGTTGCACCTTATGATGGTTATCTTAATCAAGTTGTTATAAGAAGCGAAGAAGCCTGTGGTTCTTCAGTAGTTGGTTTACACAAATCATCAACAGGTACAGAAGTGCCAAACTCAACTGCTGCTACTACAGTAACAGTAGATATGGCTGCTGATGATACAGCATATAAATTTGCATTTTCGAGTAGCAACACATTTAGTGCAGGAGATATTATTGCAATATCATTTGACCCAACTAATGATGCAAATGATACAGTATTTACAGTAGAATTTATTTTAGACAGCAGTTCAGGATTATAGGAGAATAAATGGGAAGTTTAGCAGGTAAAAGTCCAGCAAATACATATAAAAGTTTATTAAAAGTAGCAGATGAAACCAATGGGGTTACTACAAGTGCATCAAAAATAGAAGATGGAGAAGGAACAGAAAGTTGTACATCAATAGGAACAAGAGCTTTAAGGGTTCAACCAGCAGCAAATACTACAAATACATTTGATGTAAAAAATACAAGTGGAACTGCTTTACTTACAGTAGATTCATCTAATAGTGTGGTCAAAGTAGGAACATCACAAGTAAGTGCTACTACACAGTTATTTCAATTTGACGCTTTCAGATTAGTACCAAGTAGTGCAGGTACACATATGTTTGTTCCACAAGGAGTATCAGAATTTGCAGGACATTATCCTGAAGTAGCAAATGGTACAGGAACAGACCCTGATACTTCAGTAGATAAAACAAGTGATACTGATTATACTACTAACTTTTTATTTCCTGCTATGTTCAATATGACCATAGACGCAGTAAAAGTTTTAATTTCAACTGATACAGCAAGTGATACAGTATGTAATGTTCATCTAATGAGTTATGATATGGTTAATGATGGAACATCAAATGATGGTAATTTAAGTAATGGAACTGTATTAGCAGATGGACAAGCAACATCAGTTAATAGAAGTGTAGTTAGAACAATAGATTGCACAATACAAAGTTCAAGTGTAACAAGTAATAAAGTAATTGCTTGTTTTGTAGAAAATGAAACAAATACAGACGATATTAATATTAAGGTATTAGTCAAATACCATATAGCATAGGAGAAGAAATGGCAAAATTAGAAGCGAATTTAACAGTAACAGCAGGGCAGGACAAAGATTATCTATGCTCTATGAGTAACGATTATACAGAAGTATATCAAGAAATAGCAAAAGTAGATAATGCAGATGGATTTGTAACATTGACAAATTTATCAAAAACTACGCCTACCATACTTAAAGGTTCAAAACTTATTGTTATTAAAAACAATAGTAATGTAGGTGTTGAACTGCAATATTCTATTAATGAATTTCAAGATAATAGTAATATAGATGAGTTTACTGAAAATTTAAGAATTACACAGCTTCTTGGTGCAGGTGAATATATGCTTATACCTAATCAATATTTTGTGGGTTATACAGGCGATGCTTCAGGTGGTAATGCTAAAACAATAGATAATGCAACAGGTTATTCAGTTAATAGTGGTAAATTATATGTAGATAGTGTTGCTAACTTAGCTGAAGATGTAGACGGAAGTGAAACTGCTATAGATGTAAACGATGGAGATTATTTTAGAGTTGGCGATTTAATACAACTTGGCACAACAACAGGTACTACTGCTACTAACATTGAAATTATGAGAATTACAGGTATTTCTACTAACACATTAACAGTAGAAAGAGGATTATATGGGTCTATTACAGGAAATTCATCTGCACAGACAACAGGGCATGTAAATGGTGCTAATATTCATTTTCCTTGGTTTAACACACAAGAAAAATATGATAAATATCACGATGATGCTAATGCACTAGGCACAACACAAACTAACGCAAGTGGTAGATACACAGCACAAAATTTATTTGGTTATGGTAGAAGTGCTACATATCCAACAGGTATTGTTAAAGGTTCATTTGCTATGAAGTTTTACAATAATGGATACCAAGAGTTTGGAATGTCAGGTGTAACGCCAAACACACAATCAGGACTTGCAGCTTCAACAGCTTATGGTATTAATATAACAGTTGATGGTGGTAGTACATTTGCTGATTTAACATTTACAACAGATGCTAGTAATACTAAATTTGGTGGAAATAATGGTGTTTTAAGCAAGATTCAGTCTGCACTTGACACTCAATTCTATACAGCAGGAAACTTGTTTGAAAAAGGTGTTACTGTAAGTATTGTCAATGGCGATATAAGATTCGCTTCTACTAACAGAACTAGAAATTCAGCTATATTATTAGCAGCACCTTCAAGTGCAACAACACCATTTGGTGTAGGTAGAATACCTGCTATTGCAAATATAGAAGGTGCAGTTGCAGCTAGATTACCTGATGATACTGTGTTTGACAATACAAATTATGTTGAAACTAAAAACGAATCAGTATTTGCTTACGATGATGGTAAAGGTAATATAATGGGTTCTGCTACAGGTACTATTAATTATGAAACAGGAGCTGTAGATTTTACAGGTCCTGCTAACGCTGAATTTGCAGTTAGTTTTAATTATGATTCGGCACATAGTGGTGGACTTAACACAACAGCAGACCAACAAAATTCAATTAGGTCAATATCGGCAAGAAGTATGAACAGTAAAATTGATGCAGAAGTAGAAATATTAGGATTTATTTAAGGAGAAAATATGCCGAGTTATATGTATAAAAATAAAAAGAAAAAGACTAAAAAGACTAAACGTAGAAAGAAGAAGTGAAATGGCTAAATACAAAGGTAAATCAGTTAGATTAAATAAGCCAAGTCGTATTAGAAAAGGTCAAACAAGTTATGGAAGAAAAAAGTTTCAAGTTTTTGTAAAAGATGGAAGTAGAGTAAAAAGAGTAACTTTTGGCGACCCTAATATGAAAATAAAAAAGTCAAATCCTGCTAGACGTAAATCTTTTAGAGCAAGACATAAATGTGCAACAGCAACAAATAAATTAACACCAAGATATTGGTCGTGTAAAAAGTGGTAGATTATGGCAAAAAAGCGTAGAAAAAGCACGGTAAACAAAGCAGGTAACTATACAAAACCTGCACTTAGAAAAAGATTATTTTATAGAATTAAAGCAGGAACAAAAGGTGGTAGAGCAGGACAATGGTCAGCTCGTAAAGCACAAATGTTAGCAAGAGCTTATAAAAAAGCAGGTGGAGGATATAGGTAATGGCTTTAAAAAAATCACAGAAGTCCTTAAAAAAATGGACTGCACAAAAGTGGGATTATATATCTAAAAAAGATAAAAAGAAACCAAAATCTAAAAGAGGTAGATATTTACCTAAATCTGTGAGAGATAGCCTTACCCCTTCACAAAAAGCATACGAAAATAGAAAAAAAAGACGTGCTACAAAAGCAGGTAAACAAAGAGCAAGTTACTCTAAAAAGGTGAGAAGAAAGATGAGAGGTAAGTAATGGCAGCACCAATATATTGTACACATAAAGAATTAAAAAGAGTATTTCCACAACTTGATAGTTTCGATAATAAAAAACCTGTTTATGGTTGGAATGAAGTTACAAGTAATAAATACGCAGCACACAATAGTGGTTTAGTAACCCAATTATTTGCCGATGGTGAAGATTTAGGTCCTGCACAATCAGCACATACTGATTTGAATGTTGAGGGAGAATGGTTTTATAATTCTGCTGAAGATGTTCTTTATTATTATTCTGCTACTAATCCTGCCGATAAATTGATGGAAGCAGGTGAAGAATTTACTGCTATGGTTACTCAATACAGAACTGATGCTAGTAGATACCTAGATAGTATGTTAGACCCTAATATGCCTAAAGAGGCTTGGAAAGATAAAGAAGGTAACTACGATTATATTATTATTCGTTCTACAGCACTTATTGCTGCTAACTTTATGATTAAAGCACACGACCCTAATAGTGAACTTGCTAATGCTTTAATGGATGAAGCTATGAATAATATTGCTAATATAAATGCAGGAAAAGCTGCTTTATCTTGGCAAGTTACAAGAG